ATACCTGGTGGAGAGCAGAACGTCATGTCCCTGAAGGTATCGTAAGCTCTTCATCGTTGCGAGAAGAGGTTCTCAAAAGACCAACAAAATCTCTTGTTCGTTATCCGTTCCAAGCATTAGACGAGATGACGATGGGTATCAGGGAAGCAGAGCTTGTGACTGTCACCGCTGGATCAGGTCTTGGTAAGTCACAGTTTATTAGAGAGCTTGCTTACAGCATCTTTAACCAGACTGATGACAACTTCGGAATCATGTTTCTTGAAGAAGACAAAGCAAGAACTGCAAGGTCACTGATGTCTTTGCACTTAAACAAACCAATACATCTGCCAGACACTGAGGTCTCTGATGAAGAATTAGCAGATGCTTATAATGCCTTACTGAAGGATGACAGGTTCTATTTCTACGACCACTTTGGATCTAATTCAATCGACACGATTGTGGATAACGTCCGTTACTTTGCTCGTGCCTTGAACTGTAAATACATCTACCTCGATCACGTTTCAATAGTCGTGTCAGCGCAGGAAGCGAGCGACGAACGCAAAGCAATTGACGAGATTATGACTAAACTCCGAATGCTTGTTCAGGAGACAGGAATCACTCTTTTCTTGGTGTCTCACTTGAAACGTCCAGAGGGTAAGGGCTTTGAGGATGGCGCACAAGTGTCTGTATCAGCTCTTAGAGGTTCTGGATCTATCGCTCAGTTGTCGGACATTGTTATCGGCTTAGAGCGTTCTAGCCAGCATCCTGACCTTACTGAGCGCAATACTACACAGGTCAGGGTTTTAAAGAACAGGCACTCTGGTCAGGTTGGTCCTGCCGGGAGATTACTGTACGATCTGAAGTATGGTAGGATGTGTCAACGTCTTGATGAAGAGGATGAGAACGCCTTATGAATATATTAGATTTGTTTAGTGGTATTGGTGGTTTTAGTTTAGGATTAGAACGTGCCGGAATGAAAACCGTTGCATTTTGTGAAGTTGATAAGAAATGCCAACAGGTATTAAAGAAGCACTGGCCAGGTGTACCTATTTTTGATGATGTATCAACACTTAAAGGAGAAGACATTGAAGAAACAGTTGACGTTATTTGCGGAGGATTCCCATGCCAAGACATCAGTCTCGCAGGAAAAGGAGCAGGACTTGAAGGCAAAAGATCAGGTCTTTGGTCAGAGTTCAAAAGGCTCATCGAAGAAATCAAACCGAAGTATGCAATCATTGAAAACGTCTCAGCCCTTCGAGGTAGAGGATTGGATCAAGTGCTCAGGGAAATCTCTGAGATCGGGTATGATGCGGAATGGCATTGTATCACCGCTGCCAGTATTGGTGCGCCTCACAGACGGGATAGAATCTGGATTGTGGCGTACCCCAGAGACAATACAAGGAGGGACAGTATCACAGGAAGTCTTGGAAGAGATGGCGAAGGGGAACTGGAAGAGAGAGTCAGGACATCAGAGACAACTGAGACTTCAGTATCAAGTGAGACATCCGAAACTCTATCCAACTCCAAGAGCAAACTCAGCAATGGCAACAAAACTTACTCCGAAAGTAGCAAGCCATCCTCACAGGAACTTGGAAGTAGTGATAGCGAGAGAGATTTGGCCTACCCCAACAGTTCAGGACGGAGGGAAAGCAACAAAGAGATGGAGAGAGGATCATCAGAACAACTTGACAGCAGCAGTATTCAATCCTCAGAAAATGTTTCCAACACCAACTTCACGAGATTGGAAAGGTGGTTATCGGACGGAATCGCTAGTTCGCAAGGATGGGAAGAGTCGAGCGATGGATGCACTACCGAACGCAGTGTTAGACGGCGCAGGGGTAGAAACGGTGAGTGGACATCTGAACCCAGCGTGGGTCGAGTGGTTGATGGGTTTCCCGGTAGGGTGGACAGACTTAAACAACTAGGTAATGCAGTAGTGCCTCAAATACCAGAACTAATAGGTAGAGCAATTATTAAAAATGAGAATGCTTTATGAGAAACATAATTATTGATGTAGAAACCGACAGAACCATCAGTCAGATCTGGTGTGCTGTCACCAAAGACTTAACAAATAAAGAGGAGGCGAAAGTATGGACGCAAGCAAGCGAGTTACAAAAGTATCTAAGAACAAACGATATCTTGATTGGTCACAACATCATAGGATTCGATGCACCAGTGTTAAGGAAGCACTGGAACTTGAATATAGAATCAAGCCAGTTGCGAGACACATTATTAATGTCAAGGCTACTAAACCCAGTTCTCGAAGGAGGACACTCGCTAAAATCATGGGGCTTACGCTTAGGAAAGCACAAAGGAGACTTCACTGCTTTCGATGGAGGGCTATGTGATGAGATGGTTGACTACTGCATCCAGGATGTCGAAGTCACCGCTACACTATTTGAGAATCTTAGTAGAGATCTGCTCGACTGGGGTGAGTCATCTACTCTTGAGAATCAAGTGGCTGTTATTCTTAAACAACAAGAAGATAATGGATTCAAACTTGATGTCAAGAAAGCAGTCTTCCTTTTGGTTGACTGGAGGAAAAGACTGGCAGAAATTGAGGAAGAATTACAAACAGTTTTCAGACCTATTGTAACTGAGCGTGTTAGCGAGAAGACAGGTAAAAGACTGAAGGACAAGATAGAAGTCTTTAATCCCGGTAGTCGTAAACAGATAGCAGAACGTCTCATGACTCTGGGTTGGAAACCTACCAAGCACACTGAAAAAGGTTCTGTCATTGTTGATGAGAAGGTTCTGTCTAACATAGATATACCAGAGGCTAAACTAATCTCTGAGTATCTTCTTCTTCAGAAAAGAATTACTCAGGTGGAGAAGTGGATTGATTACGCTGACAGGAACGATAGAGTTCACTCGCGTGTGATCACTAACGGAGCTATTACCGGAAGAATGACGCATAGCCGTCCTAATTTGGCACAGGTCCCGAGGGTAGGTAATCCGTTTGGTAAGGAGTGTCGTGAGTGTTGGACGGTAGAGGACGGCAATGTGCTATGTGGGGTGGATGCTTCCGGGTTAGAATTGAGAATGTTAGCGCATTTCATGCGTGATGAGGAGTACACCAATGAGATATTGAGTGGTGATATTCACACAGCTAACATGAAGGCTGCCGGGCTAACAAATAGAGATCAGGCTAAGACTTTTATCTATGCTTTTCTTTATGGAGCTGGACCAGCTAAGATCGGTCAGATTGTAGGAGGTGGTGAGAAAGAAGGTAGAAAGTTGATTAACAGTTTTCTTGGTAATACACCAGCTTTGCATAAACTAAAAGAGAAAGTTAATCGGATAGCTGAGAAAGGTTATCTACCTAGTTTAGATGGTAGACGTTTAATTGTTCGTTCTCAACACGCTGCTCTCAACACTTTGCTTCAGGGAGCTGGTGCTGTGGTTATGAAAAAGGCTTTAGTATTACTACACTCCAAATTAAAAACTGGTAAAATACAGGGCTCTTTTGTTGCTAATGTGCATGATGAATGGCAAATAGAAACGACAAAAGAGTGTGCTGAATCTGTAGGTCGATTAGGCGTTCAGTCAATTCAGGAAGCAGGACTCGCTTTAGGGCTACGTTGTCCACTCGATGGTGAGTTTAAAATAGGTGCTAATTGGGCAGCAACACACTAAGAGGAATATATGGCTAATCTAAAACCAGTAGTAGTTCAGGCAGATGTTATGTGGGCTTTTCTTGACACACCTAATGAGATGAGTGGTAAGTACCAGGTAGACTTGTGTAACCTATCAACAAAGGCTATCGATGAGCTTGAGTCGATGGGTGTCAATGTCAAGAAGAAAGATGACAAGGGCTTTTACGTTACAGCTAAATCTAAGAACTATCCAATCAAAGCTGAGTTGTCTGATGGATCAGAAGTTACTTGTAAGATTAAGAATGGATCTAAAGCGATAGCTACTCTTAAGCCGTATGCTTACAATTGGAAGGGTAAGACAGGCGTAGGAACAGGCATCAACAAGTTAGTCATAACTGAATTGATTGAGTATGTTCCTTCTGCTGATCCAGTAGCTGAAGAGTCTTTGTAATTTGTCTAAGTCAATGAACAATGCAAAGGCACTCATTGACGGAGATATTCTGATTTATAAAATTGGATTCTCTTCTAATGAACCTAATGAGGAAAAGTTTGCTATTTCTCGGATGGGTAACTTTGTTGATAGGTTGATTAAGGTCACAGGAATAGATTCTTATGAAGGCTATTTGACAGGGAAGAAAAACTATAGATCAGAAATTGCTACTGAGCAAACTTACAAAGGGAATCGTAAAGAGGCTAGAAGACCAGTCCATTACGATTCTCTGCGTGAGTATCTCATAACTAAGTGGGACTTTAAACTTCAAGAAGGTCAAGAGGCTGACGATGCGATGGGAATCAAAGCCTATGAGCTACCTGAGGATTCTAGTTGTATCATGACCATCGATAAAGACTTAGACATGATTCGAGGATGGCACTATAATTTTAACAAGGAATATCTTTATTACGTCACTGAAGCTCAAGCCATTAAGAATTTTTACATTCAGCTTCTTACTGGTGACAGAGTTGACAACATTGCTGGTCTTAAAGGTATTGGTCCAGTTAAAGCTAAAAAGATTCTTGAGAAATGTTTTTCTGAAAACGAAATGTTCGACGCTGTTTGTAAAAAGTATAAGAACGACGTAGATACAATAACTGAACGTGGCAGGTTGTTGTGGATTCGTAGACAGGAGAATGAGATTTGGGACCCACCTCTTTATGAACAATACTGATAGAAAGGTTGTTATGGACACTAAGAAGATTTGGGAATCTTTAAACACTGAAGATTTTCCAGAGATAGTTTACATAGAATGGTGGGATGCTTTGTCTGACTGTGGCTGGGAAGACAATGTTAAACCTGACATTCATCCTGTCTTGAGTGTGGGTTTTGTTGTGTCAGAAGATGACTCAGCTATTTGTATTGCTGCTGCGTTATCGAACGAACAGTCTAACTCAAGGTTACACATACCTAAAGGTTGGATCACTAAGATGAAAAGAGTTCGTTTGAATAAATTCTTAAACATAAGGAGAAAGCCATTAAAACCCAAAGTGCAAAAGCCAAAGGTAGAAAGCTCCAACAGTGGTTCAGAGATCAGCTCATCGGATCATTCTCGTTTTCCCGGTCCGATGTAAGATCAACAAGCATGGGTGCAGGAGGTGAGGACATACAGTTCTCTCAAGAGGTAGGAGATCAGTTAGGTATCTCTGTTGAGTGTAAGTCAAGAGAGTCTATGGCTGTTTATGCTTTCTACTCACAGGCTGCTGACAACTGTCCTGAAGGTAGACAACCAACAGTCATTGTCAAACAGAATCATTCTAAGCCTCTTGCTGTTATCGACGCTGAATACTTTGTTACTTTATTAAAGGGAACCAATGAGACACTTGATAATTCCTGATACACAATGCAAACCTAACAACTCATTCGATCATTTAGAATGGGCAGGTGAGTACGCTGTTAAGATTAAACCTGATGTCATCGTTCACCTGGGAGATCACTGGGATATGCCCAGCCTTAGTGTTTATGACATTGGTAAGAAATCGTTCGAGGGTAGGACTTATCATGATGATATCGAGGCTGGTAACAAGGCTATGGATACCTTTATGAAACCTATCATTGCAGAACAGAAGAGGCAGCGACTAAACAAGAAGAAAGTCTGGAAACCTAAGAAGGTCTTTCTTATTGGTAATCATGAGTATCGTATCGACAGAGCTATTGAGTCAGATAGGAAGCTAGAAGGATTGGTTGGTTATAATGATTTTAATCTAAAGAAATATAACTGGGAGGTCCGTCCTTTTCTCGATGTAGCGGTCATCAATGGGATAGCTTACAGTCACTACTTTACTTCTGGTGTTATGGGTAGACCTGTCAGCAGCCCTAATCTTTTATTACAAAAGAAACACATGAGCTGTATCATGGGTCATGTCCAAGATAGATCTATAGCGTTCAGTAAGAAAGCTGACGGTTCTAGGATCACTGGTTTGTTTGCTGGTATCTTTTACCAACACGATGAGGAGTACCTTAATCCTCAGACTAATGGTAGCTGGTCTGGTGTGTGGGTGTTCAATGAAGTAAATAACGGTAGCTTCGACGAGATGCCTGTCTCGATTAACTACTTGAGGAAACAATATGATAGAAGATAAAGAAAAAATATTAACTGTAATCAGTTTAGGCGTAGGAGTACAAAGTTCAGCTATGGCTCTTATGGCTGCTAAAGGTGAGCTACCTATGCCTGACTGCGCTGTCTTTGCTGATACAGGGGCAGAGCCTTCTTCTATTTATTCTTATTTAGAGTTTTTAAAAACAGAGTTACCTTTTCCTATTTATGTAGTGCAGAAAGGAAACTTAACAGAAGATACTATGAAGGAAGGAGAACGATTTGCATCAGCTCCTTTCTTTATTAAAAATCTTGATGGTAGTAAAGGAATGTTAAGGAGACAATGCACTAACGAATATAAAATACAACCAGTAAGAAGAAAAGTTAGAGAGCTTTGTGGTGTTGGATTTGGTAAAAGATTTCCTAAAGGAAAATATGTCGAACAATGGATAGGAATATCTACTGATGAAATTCAAAGAATGAAACCGTCAAGAGATAAGTACATTGAGAATAGACATCCTCTTATTGAATTAAACATCAGTAGGCAACAATGCTTACAGTGGTTTAAAGATAATAACTACCCTTTACCAGAGAAGTCTGCTTGTTTCTTTTGTCCTTATAAGAGTGACGATCATTGGATAGAAACTAGAGATAGAACTCCAAAAGAGTTTGAGCAAGCAATAGCTTTTGATAAAGGATTAAGATCAAC